ACCGAAGCTTCTGAGCGCGTTCGTGATGACATGAACTACCGCCTAACAGAAGAGATGGTGGAGTACCGCCCTGAGCATGAGCGTCTCCTTTATGCCCTGGGCCTGTCCGGCGCAGCGTTTAAAAAGATCTACTACGACCCATCAATCGGGCGTCAGGCTGCCCCGTTTATACCTGCCGAAGACATGATCATGCCCTACGGGGCCAGCAACATTTACACGGCTGAGCGCGTTACGCATGTGATGCGTAAGACGAAGAACGACATCCGTAAACTTCAGGCAGAAGGTTTCTATATAGACGTAGATCTGGGTGAACCGGTAAGGATCTTTACAGACATTGAGAAGAAAAAAGCTGAAGAACAAGGGTATACCCTGACGGATGATGACCGTTACCAGCTTCTTGAGATCCATGTGGACTGGAACCTTGAGGGCGAAGATGATGAGGTTGCCAAGCCCTACATCGTCACCATTGACCGTGGAACCACCAAAGTTTTGGCTATTCGCCGGAACTGGAATGAGGATGACAAGCGTTGTTTAAAGCGCCAACACTTTGTCCAGTACACCTACATCCCTGGATTCGGGGCATATGGTCTAGGCTACATCCATATCATCGGCGGATATGCTCGGGCCGGAACCTCCATCATCAGGCAGCTTGTTGACGCAGGAACCCTGTCCAACCTCCCCGGTGGCTTGAAGAGCCGTGGACTTAGGATTAAAGGTGATGACACCCCCATTGCCCCTGGTGAGTTCCGTGACGTAGATGTCCCTTCTGGAAGTGTGCGTGACAACATCATGCCTCTTCCGTACAAGGAGCCAAGTCAGGTTCTTGCCACCCTGCTAGACAGGATTACCGAAGATGGACGAAGGCTTGCGGGTATCGCAGATCTGAAGATCAGCGACATGAGCGCCCAGGCCCCGGTGGGCACAACCCTAGCCATCCTTGAGAGGCAGCTTAAAACGATGTCTGCTGTGCAGGCTCGTGTGCATTCTGCCCTGCGGATGGAATTTAAACTGATCAAGCAGATCATCCGGGACTACATGCCGCCGGACTATTCCTACATCCCTGAAGGAGGAGACCGCGCTGCAAAGCAGGCCGACTACGACATGGTGGAGGTTATCCCGGTTAGTGATCCAAACGCAGCCACGATGGCGCAGCGGATCATGCAGTATCAGGCAGCCCTACAGCTTGCCCAGGGCGCACCTCAGATCTATGACCTGCCCCAACTCCATAGGCAGATGCTTGAGGTTCTTGGCATCAAGAACGCAGAAAAGCTTGTACCGCTAGATGAGGACCAGAAACCTAGGGATCCAATCAGTGAAAACATGAGTTTCCTGACAGGAAAACCCACTCAGGCATTCATCTATCAGGACCATGACGCCCACATTGCCACCCACATGGCAATGATGCAAGACCCCAGCATCATGGCGATGATCGGCCAAACCCCGATGGCCCAGCAGGTCCAGGGCGCAATCATGTCCCATATTGCCGAGCATTTGGCGTTTTCCTACCGGGCAAAGGTGCAAGAGCAGCTTGGTGTGGAACTTACCCCGCCGGATGCAGAACTGCCTGAACAAACAGAGGTCCAAATCTCCAGGCTGGTGGCACAAGCTTCTCAACAGCTTTTACAAACAAATGTTGCCAAAGCCCAGCAACAGCAGGCCCAGCAAGCATCACAAGATCCTGCCCTTCAAATGAAGCAGGCAGAACTACAACTTCGGTCACAAGAACTCCAGCGTAAAGATGAAGATTCCAAGCGCGATTATGAAATCGCCATGCAGAAGCTTCAGCTTGAACAGGAGCGTCTTGCTATCGATGCTCAGAAAGAGGCAGCCCGCCTCAACATGCAAGATCGTCAGAACGACAAAAAGCTCAAGTCTGACATGCTCAAACACATGACCAAACAGGTCAAGTCTCCTCCCCCCCAACGACGACAGTGAGGTTTAAATGGCAACCAATGCGCTTTCCTTGGTGCTAAAAGAAATCGAAGAGAAGAGAGAGTCAGTGGCTCTTTCTCTCGTCGATGGCTCGGCAAAAGATTTTGCTGAGTACAAGTCTATGACCGGAGAGATCCGAGGTTTATCTCTGGCTCATAGTTATATAACCGACCTCGTGCGAAAGCTGGAAAGAGAAGACAATGAGTGAAATACTCCTATCGACAGGCGAAGACGCCATCCCAACTGTTTTGCCGGAAACGGCAGAAGAAAAAGCCAAGCAGCTACCCCAGCCTGCCACTTACCACATCCTCTGTGCTTTACCAGAGATTGAAGATAAGTATGACAGCGGGCTAATCAAAGCAGGGCAGACCATGCACTTCGAAGAAGTGATGTCACCAGTCCTGTTTGTGATTGCAATGGGGCCAGACTGCTACGGCGACAAAGAACGGTTCCCAAGCGGACCATCTTGTGAGGTTGGAGACTTTGTTCTGTGCCGCCCTAACACCGGCACCAGGGTGAAGATTCATGGTCGAGAGTTCAGGATCATCAACGACGACAGCGTCCAGGGTGTCGTGGAAGATCCTCGCGGTATTAGCCGCGCATAAGGAGTAAAAGATGGCAACATTTAAAGCAGATGAGTTTAAGTTTCCCGATGAAAAGCCGGAAACAAAGGATGAAAAAATTGATTTTGAGGTCGAAAGCGACACTGAAATCGAGGTGGTAGACGACACCCCGGAAGAGGATCGCAATCGAACCCCAATGAAAGAGGCTCCCGCAGACGTAACTGAGGAAGAGCTAGCCCAATACACGGAGAGCGCTAAGCAGCGTATTAAGCATTTCTCCAAGGGATACCACGAAGAGCGGCGGGCAAAAGAGGCAGCCGAACGTGAGAAACAGGAAGCTCTACGCCTAGCCCAAAGCCTTGTTGAAGAAAACAAGAAGCTTCAAAGTAACCTGGGCCAGGGCCAGCAAGCCCTTTTGGAACAGGCAAAACAAGTCGTAGCCCGAGAGCTTGATGATGCCAAACGCAAATACAAAGAGGCTTATGAATCAGGAGATTCTGACGCCCTGGTAGAGGCGCAAGAGCTAATGACCACTGCCAGAATCAGGGCAGATAAAGTAAATAATTTCAAACCAGCTTTACAACCAAAAGAAAATGTTGTAAAAACCGATCCGAGGGAAAGTGAAAGGCCCCAGGTTGATCCAAAAGCCAATGCGTGGAAAGATTCCAATCCTTGGTTTGGTGAAAACAAGCGGATGACCGCTATGGCTCTAACGATCCATCAGGAAATTGTGGAAAGTGGGGTAGATCCCAGCAGCGATGAGTATTACAGCAGACTGAACGGAGAAATCCGCCAAGTATTCCCAGATGCGTTTCCCTCTGAGAAGCCTGCAAGAAAGTCAGTTGTTGCACCTGCCACACGCAGCACTGCGCCAAAAAAGATCGTGTTGACACAGTCTCAAGTAAACATCGCCAAGCGGCTTGGAGTTCCCTTGGAACAATATGCCCGTCAGGTTGCGGAAGAAATGAGGAAACAAAATGGCTGAACGTACACCCCGTGAGAATCAAACCCGTGTTGCTTTCGAGCGACCGAAGCAGTGGCTTCCGCCTGAACTGCTGCCCAATCCAAACCCGGAAGAAGGCTTTGAGTTTCGCTGGATCAGGGTTAGCACCCTGGGCACAAGTGATCCGATCAACATTTCCTCGAAACTCCGCGAAGGCTGGGAGCCTGTAAAAGCCTCTGAGCATCCCGAGATCCAATTGATGGACGTTGGCGAAAAACGCCGGTTTCCAGATAGCATTGAGATTGGTGGACTTATGCTTTGCAAAACACCCAAAGAGTTTGTTAGCCAACGCAATCAGTACTTTCAGCAACAAACTGACGGTCAGATGGCTTCGGTTGACAATAATTTCATGCGTGATAATGATGCCCGGATGCCTCTCTTCAAAGAGCGGCGCTCTGAAGTATCGTTTGGACGCAAGTAATCTTATTTGGAGTCACAAATGGCATATCCCACTGTTGACGCCTCTTACGGTTTCAAGGCCATCAACGAACTAAATGGCCTCCCGTATGCTGGCGCTATCCGCCAGATTCCGATTCAGCGTAACTACAGCACCGCCCTTTTCAATGGCGACTTGGTTAAGTATGAAGCGGGTCTAGTTGAAATCACGGACATGGTTGAAACCACCGCATCTGCACCTTTTGGTCAGATCGGCGTTTTCGTCGGTTGTTCGTACACCAGCCCTTCCACCGGCCAGAAGCTGTTTGCCCAATACTACCCCGGTAGCATTGCAGCAAATGACATCACGGCATTTGTGGTGGATGATGATCGTGCTGTCTTCAAGGCAGTGATGATCGCGCAGACTGGCACCATCTCCAACACCGCTACGACTGTTGGTTCTGCTTCGCAAGCCTTTGTTGGCACCAACGTGTTCGCAATCACGGGCACGGCTGGTAGCACCACCACTGGTAATAGCAGGATGGGTGTTTCGGGCGCTTGCCCCACCAACGGCGCTGGCGGCACTCGCGTGTTGACCTCTGCACCGTTCCGTGTGGTTGCTATTGTTCCTGAGACTGGCCTGACGGTAACTGGCTCGGGCACCTGCTCGACCACCACCATCACCCTGGCTGCTGCTGTTACGGGCCTTCAGGCCGGTATGCAATTTATCGTCCCCGGCGTGACTAACGCCAATCCGGGTGACTATAACTTGGTTACCAACGTGAACAGCACCTCTGTGACTATTAGTCGCTCTGTGACCATCGCTGCGGCAACTGCCATGACCTTCGTGGGTTACCCCGAAGTGCTGGTTAAGTTCAACCAAGGCTATCACAGCTATGACAACCCACTGGCTACTGGCCTGTAAGGAGTAATTCAAAATGGCAATTTCTCGTGCCCAACTACTGAAGGAACTCCTGCCGGGTCTTAACGCCCTGTTTGGCATGGAGTACAAGCGCTACGGCGAAGAACACAAAGAGATCTACGAAACCGAGACCTCTGAGCGTTCGTTTGAAGAAGAGACCAAATTGGCTGGTTTCTCCGCAGCACCTGTTAAGACTGAAGGTTCTGCAATTGCGTATGACAACGCGCAGGAAGCATGGACCGCTCGCTATAACCACGAAACCATTGCGATGGGTTTCTCTATCACCGAAGAGGCGATGGAAGATAACCTGTATGACAGCCTGTCGGCTCGTTATACCAAGTCGCTGGCTCGTGCTATGGCTTACACCAAGCAGGTCAAGGCTGCTGCTGTTTTGAACCAAGGCTTCAATAGCGCTGTTACCTACGGTGACGGTGTTAGCCTGTTCAATACATCGCATCCTCTGATCTCTGGTGGTGTCAACAGCAACCGTCCCTCGACCGGCGCTGACCTCAATGAAACTTCGCTGGAAAGCGCAGTTATTCAAATTGCAGGTTGGACCGATGAGCGTGGTTTGCTGATCGCCGCTAAGCCGAACAAGCTGATTGTTCCGCCGTCGCTGATGTTCGTTGCTACTCGTCTGCTGGAAACCGAACTTCGTGTTGCCACTGCCGATAACGACATCAACGCACTGAAGAACAACGGTTCCATCCCTGGTGGCTACTGTGTTAACCACTTCTTGACCGATACGAACGCATGGTTCTTGACCACCGACGTTCCGAACGGCCTGAAGCACTTCGTGCGTACCCCCATGTCTACCAGCATGGACGGTGATTTCGACACCGGCAACGCCCGCTATAAGGCTCGTGAGCGTTATAGCTTCGGCGTTAGCGACCCGCTGGGTATCTTCGGATCCCCTGGCGCGTCCTGATAAACATACTTTAAGTGTGTTGGAAAAGGGGGCTTGTGCCCCCTTTTCTTTTGATGTATAAACACAAAAGTCCAAGGTTTCCAACTGCTTGCTGACCGACTTGGCGGACTGACCTCACAGACAGCAAGCGCAATTTGAGGATAGAAGCATGGCTTCAACGACCTTCTCCGGCCCGGTTACTTCGACCAATGGTTTTATTGGACCTATTGTTGGTAACGTGACTGGTGACGTAACCGGAAACGTAACCGGCAACGTAACCGGCAACGTGATTGGCAATGTGACTGGCACTGTCACTGGCAATCTTGATGCAACAACTGGTTATGTTCAGCTTACAACTGCAACCACTGCTGAGATTGCATCTGCCACCTCGACTGTTAACACTGTTGGCAAAGCTGCTGGCACTATTGTTTTCAATACTAGCCTTAGTACTTTGAAGATTGCAACTGGCGCAACTGCTACTAGCACTTGGGTCAACGCTGACGGCACGACTGCTGTTACTCCTTCTTAATAGGAGAGCATCATGGCGATGCAAACAGACGTTCTATCCGCTCATATAGAAGATACGGGCACATTAGTGTCTGGGCGTTTCCGGTTGAAGGGATATCAGTGCATATCGGGCGGAACGGCGGGCGATATTATTTTCAGGGATGGGGGAGCTTCTGGCACTATCCGTCTGAGATTTAATATTGGTACAGGTACGCAACCAATTGCGCTACCCATTCCAGGGCAGGGGATTTTGTTTACGACGGATATACACGTCACTGTACCCGGCACGGCACCCAATGCAGCTAAAGTAACGGTGTTCTATGGCTAAGTCACCGGCATGGACTCGCAAGGAAGGCAAGTCCGAGAAGGGCGGACTCAACGCCAAGGGGCGAGCCTCCTACAACAAGGCCAACCCCGGCAAGCCAGGGTTGAAAGCCCCTCAACCCGAGGGCGGCAGCAGGCGAGACTCTTTTTGCGCCCGGATGTCTGGCATGAAGAAAAAACTGACCAGCGCCAAGACAGCAAACGATCCAAACAGCCGCATCAACAAAAGCCTGAGGGCGTGGAACTGTTGACATGGACCTAACTCTATGGAACGCTGCTCTGTCCCTAATCTCGGCCCTGATTCTGTTCTGGGTCAAGACATCAACGGACGAAGTAAAACGCATTCAAATTCTTCTCAACCGCACCAGGGAAGAGATTGCGAAGGAGTATGTCACCAAGTTAGAGGTGCATACGGACATCAATCGCGTCTTGGACCGGATAGACCGGCTTGAGAAGAAGATTGATGACTTCATGAAGGAGCATCGGAGTGCCCTCAGCTAGTCCCGCACAAAAGCGTTTGATGGATGCAGCGGCTCATAATCCTGCATTTGCCAAGAAGGTTGGCGTTCCTGTCAAGGTTGCCAAAGAGTTTAGTCAGGCCGACAAAGGCCGTAAATTTTTCAAAGGTGGTGATATGAAAGAATCCAAAGCAATGGTCAAAAAAGAAGTTGGCTTTATGAAAAAAGCTGGCGCTCCCAAATCCATGATCAAACATGAGAAGAGTGAAATGATGGGCATGAAGAGCGGTGGCAAAGCTAAGGGCTATGCCTCTGGTGGTATGCCGATGGTCATGAAAGATGGGAAGAAAGTCCCTGCTTTTGCAGCCGATGGCGAAGGCAAGATGATGCGCGGCGGTATGGCTAAAAAGATGATGGGCGGCGGCATGACTTACGCTAAGGGCGGCTCCGCTTCTTCTCGCGCTGATGGTATTGCTCAAAAGGGCAAGACCAAAGGTATGCAGGTCAAAATGATGGGTGGAGGTAAATGCTAATGGACACCGCAGTTATGGAAAAGGCAATGAAGGCTTACAAGCCTCGCC